TGTGAGCGTGCAAATGATACAGAGTTCTGTTACTTGCTTGAACATGAGCTTTATCACATTGGAGTGATGAGAGACGAGGACGGAGAAATTGTTTATAGCGATAGTTCTGGTCTTCCTAAGCACTATCTTGCAGGTCATGACGTTGAAGAGTTTATTGGCGTAGTTAAACGTTATGGCCCAAGCAAAAATGTTAAGCGACTTATTGAAGTCGCAAAGAATCCGCCGTTTGTTTCGAATCTTGATATTTCAAAATGCTGCGGAAACTGTGTAATCAATTGAGCCTAATGGCTCTTTTTTTTGCCCATTTTGTTATACGTAGTTATACGATGAGGAAGTTATGGCGACACTAAAAGAGCCTGTGAAAATCTTTATAGTTCAGTCTCTTGCTTGTCGTGATACACCTCAAGAAGTAGCTGAACTCGTTAAACAGGAATTTGGCGTTGATATAGATCGTGTTCAAGTTGCAACTTATGACCCTACAAAGGTTGCTGGTAAGAACTTAAGCAAAAAGTATGTCGAACTATTTGAAAAAACCAGAGATGAGTTTGATAAAGGCTTAATTGATATTCCAATTGCCAATAAGTTCTACCGATTGAAGCAATACCAAAGACAGCTTGAGAAGACTAGAAACGTCAAAACAGCGTTAAAAATTCTTGAGCAAGCCGCTAAAGACATCGGTGGTCAATTTACTAATCGTCAAGAAATAACAGGCAAAGACGGCGGACCAGTCCAAACGGTTAATTCTGAAATACCAGTTCCAATGGAAGATTACTTAAAAGCGCGGAGGGAAGTCTTAGATGAGTACTGATGCGGCTCGGGATAAAGCCATCCGGATCGAGGCGCAAGAAGATTTATATTTCTTCACAAGGTACATGTTTAAGGAGCGCCGTGGTTATAAATGGATGCAAAATTGGCACCACTTAGAAATCTGCGAAGCTTTAATGAAAGTTTATCGCGGAGAGATAAAGCGGTTAATTATTAACGTTCCACCACGATATTCTAAAACTGAAATTGCTGTAATTAATTTCATGGCTTGGTGTTTTGGTAAGAATCCAGACTGTGAGTTTATTCATATCAGTTACTCGGCAATGCTTGCCGCAAACAATGCCTTCCAAATACGAACTCTTGTGCAAGAAGAGGCGTATAGGAAAGTCTTTCCTGAGCTTACATTGCGTGATGATAGTAAGGCTAAAGACTTCTGGAGAACTTCTCAAGGCGGGGTCTGCTATGCAACTGGTACAGGCGGTACGATTACCGGTTTTGGTGCGGGAAAACTTCGTAAAGGCTTTGGTGGCTGCATTATTATTGATGACCCACATAAAGCACATGAAGCTTCATCAAAAACTATTCGAGAAGGGGTAATTGATTGGTTCCAAAACACCCTTGAGTCGCGTACTAACTCACCAGATACACCGATTATCGTCATCATGCAGCGTCTACATGAAGATGATTTGGCTGGATGGTTGCTAGGTGATAGAAAAGACGGCGTTCCTGTAGCTGGTGGTAATGGTGAAGTGTGGGAGCATCTATGTCTTTCTGCTATTCAGGAAGACGGTTCGGCACTATGGCCAGCAAAACACAATATTCAAAAATTGAGGCAAATGGAGCAAGCTGCGCCGTATGTTTTTGCCGGGCAATATCGACAAATGCCATCACCGCCAGCAGGCGGTTTTTTTAAGCCCGACAATATTCAAATTGTTGATGCTTTGCCTGCAGATGTATTGAAACAAGTTAGGGCTTGGGACTTCGGGGCAACCGAAAATGAAGGCGACTTTACAGTAGGTGTGCGAGAAGCTCTAGGCGCAGATGGTTTTACTTACATTGTCGATGTTACAAGAGGACAGCTTGGTCCAGACAATGTGAATAAGCGTTTAGAACAAACAGCAAAAATAGATGGGAAAAAAGTTTCTGTGCGTCTACCACAAGATCCTGGTCAAGCTGGTAAATCGCAAGCTAGTTCATTTGTGAAGCTTCTTGCGGGTTATAGCGTGATAGCTAAGCCAATTTCAGGTGACAAGCTTACACGGGCACAACCCTTTGCGGCCCAAGTTAACGTAGGAAATGTACGAATGCTCAAAGGTGAATGGAATAAGGACTTTATTGATGAGCTTCGTCACTTTCCTAACGGTACACATGATGACCAAGTGGATGCAGCCTCTGATGCGTTTAATGAATTACATGAAGGTTTTGAAGCCTTCTTTGCTGATATGGGATTTGCACGATGAGTGATGTAACTTTTCAACATCCTGAATATGTTAAAAACTTGCCATACTGGCAAAAACTTGATGATGTTTGTGAAGGTGAAGATGCAGTTAAGGCTAAAGGTGAAAAATATTTGCCGATGCCAAATGCTCATGATAAATCACCTGCAAATAAAAGCGCTTATGAGGCTTATCGTACCCGTGCAGTCTTTTATGAAGTTACTGGTACTACCTCAAATAGTTTGGTTGGAGCAGCTTTTGCAACTGATCCAAGTTTTAAATTTCCTCCAGAACTTGCACATTTAGAACGTAATGCGAATGGAGCAGGCCTTAGTACTTATCAACTGGCTCAAAATGGTATTCGCCATTTATTAAAACATTATCGTTGCGCTTTATACGTAGATTACCCGGATGTATTACCAGCTCGTAATCTAGCGGAATTTAAAGCACAAAAAGCCTATCCGATGATTCATTTGCTCAATGCCCTTGATGTAGTGAATTGGGATTCAGTAATGGTCGATAACCAAAAAAAACTTTGTCTCGTGGTTATCCGTGAATTTAGGTCTGAGCGCGGTGCTGATGGCTTTAGTAAAACCGAACAAGAGCAATATCGTGTACTTCGTTTAGAGCAAGAGGGTAATGGGGAATATATCTATTCAGTACAGGTATACACAAAGGGAGAAAAGAGCAATTGGCTTGGTGGAGAGAAGAAATTTCCAACGGATTATAATGGTAATTTTTGGACTTATATTCCATTTACCTTTGTAGGAGCCAATGATAATTCTGAAGAGATTAAGAAGCCGCCATTACTTCCTTTGGCCAATCTCAATTTAGCCCATTATCGTGACAGTGCGGACTTTCAAGAGTCCGTTTTTTTTATGGGTCAACCTCAATACTATGCGAAAGGTGTTAATTGGGAGTGGTATGACCAAGCGAAGAAACGAGGCATCTATATTGGCGCGAAAGTTCTTTTGCCTTTACCTGAAAATGGTGGATTAGGAATTGTTCAAGCCGACCCTAATACTCTTGCCCGGGAAGCGATGAAAGATAAGTGGGAAAAAATGAAGGAGATGGGGGCGCGTTTAATTGAGAAGGGTACTGCGGGTAAAAAGACCGCCACCGAAGCGAATAGCGATGACGCCGTTCAGCATTCAGTTCTTTCGCTCTGTGTAGTCAATATGAATGAAGCCTTGTCAGCAGCATTACGATGGGCAGCAAAGTTTGTAATGCCAGATGTTGATGTTCTCTCTAAGGACGAATTGGTATTTGAAATTAGTCAGGAATTTAACAAGCAAGGTTATTTAGCTGAGTTAGCTAGACAGTTATTTGAAGCAGCTTTACAAGGCCGATCTTCATTTAAATCATGGTGGGAATACAACCAAACAGGTATGTTCCCTAAACAAAAATATGAAGAAGAGCTACAGAATGTTGAAGCAGAGCAAGATGGAACTTTAAATCAAAGGTAGAGTGAGATGGCAACAGATATCAAAAAACTATTTGAAGCACTCACTCAGCACCAGGCCTACCTTTATCGTGCTTCATCGAAAACGGTAAATGAGCTATTGGCTTTATTCAATGATGATACGAGCAAGATGCTTTCTAAGCTTCGGGATTTATTGGATGAGCTTAATGAGTCGGAGAAAGTTGCTTTAGCTGGTGGTAAATATACAACTTCGAACTTAAGGGAAATTAGGGATTTGATTTCCCAATGGTTTGCCAGTGTTAATTTAGCATTACCTGAAGCTTTTGCCGTTTCTGCTACGGCGCTGGCTGTTTATGAGGCTAATTACGTAGCCAAGCTCTATGGAGCAAAAATTAATAAGCCTGACGGGGAAAAACTATTTTTATCCGCCAAAAAAGCTCCGTTGGCAGGTGGCGCTCTTGTCGATGATCTGCTTTCAAGAATTGCTGAAAGCGCCCGTCAAAAGGTTGAGTATGCAATTCGAGATGGTATTAATTCAGGCAAAACTAACCAAGAAATTGTTCAGCGCATTCGTGGTACCAAACGGCTGAATTATGAGGATGGCATTTTAAACGGTACCAAGACGGATATTGAACGTACCGTAAGAACTGTACGGAGCCATGTAGCCAATCAAGCCTATCTAAATAGCTTCAACCAAATTGGCTTTGAATATGTCCGATTTGTTAGCGTTTTAGATGGCCGAACTTCTAAGCTTTGCGCTTCATTAGATGGTTCAGTGTGGGCGATTAATGATCCTGCAAAGCGTGTACCGCCGTTACATCCTAATTGCCGCAGCATTCTCGTACCAGTTGAGAAGGACGGGGAGCTAGTTGGAGAACGCCCGTATGTGATGGATGAGCGAAGAGTGAAGGACATTCCAAAAGATGAGCGAAGCCAATTAATAGGGCAGCTAGATGCCAACACTACATTTAAAGAGTTCTTCAAAAAGACAGATGACTTCTTCCAAAAAGAGTGGCTAGGGCCGAAGCGTTACAAGCTCTATAAGGAAGGAAAATTTGATTTTGATAAGTTCTTCGATCCTGAGGGGCGGTTATACACATTGGACCAACTTCGAAAGTTGGATGAGCAGACATTTAAGGAGTTGGGATTGTGAAAAAAGTAACTATGACTCAAGCACAATACATCCTAAGTACAAATCTTATTGTTGTGCCATTTGTAAGGAGGTTGATTCCAAGATATATAGCTATTTTAGGATATAACTTTAAACAGCCCAAAGCACAGATTCCGCATTAAACCTAATTCAAACCATAGCACCATCGGGTGCTTTTTTTGTGAGAAGAAAATGCCAAGCCCTATTATCCAATATTTCCAATATGAACATTTACCTGAACATTTGCAGCAAGTTAGTAAGCCAATTGGTGATTTAGCTCGGCAAATGGATGAGCAACTTCCTGACGGGCCTGAAAAATCCACAGGATTAAGAAAGCTACTTGAAGCAAAAGATGCATTTGTACGCCAAGCTTTAAGTAAATAATCATTTATAGAAATGAAGCGTCCTAAAGGGCGCTTTTTTATTGCCTGCCGAAAGCGGATGCCAACGGCGAATCCGGGCGGATGCCCATTTTGTATATATAGGTTGGATGACCAATGAAACTTAAAACAGTAACAATCGACGGTAAAGTTTATGCGGAAGTAGACGGCGATAAGCCGATCTATATTCATGATGACGGCAAAGAAATGCCACATGATGCACCACACTCGGTAGCAACAATTGCACGCTTAAACAATGAAGCTAAAACACAACGTGAAGCCAAAGAAGCAGCCGAAAAAGCATTAAAAGCTTTTGAAGGAATTGAAGACCCAGCGGCAGCTAAAAAGGCATTACAAACAATCCAAAATCTCGACGATAAAAAGCTGGTGGATGCCGGTGAAGTTGAGAAAGTTAAAGCTGAAGCTATCAAAGCAGTTGAAGAAAAATATGCTCCGATTGTTGAGCAACGTGATGCTCTAGAAGCCTCTTTACATAAAGAACTTATCGGCGGTGGTTTTGCTCGTTCTAAGTACATTCAAGACAACATTGCAGTACCTGTGGATATGGTGCAAGCGACCTTTGGTCATCACTTCAAAATCGAAGAGGGCAAAGTGGTTGCATACGATCAGAACGGTGAAAAGATTTATTCACGTGTACGTCCCGGTGAACTTGCAAATGTTGATGAAGCTTTAGAGTCATTGGTTGGTGGATACCAGCATAAAGACTTAATTCTTAAAGGTGGTAAAGGAACTGGTGGCGGTTTTCAAGGTGGGGGCAAAGGTAGAGCGCCTGCAGGAATGAAACGCAGTGAAATGTCTGTTTCTCAGAAAGCAGAATACATCAAAGAACATGGCAATGATGCCTTCCTAAAACTACCGAACTAATCATTATATATTTGGAGATAAGTAGTTATGACTACAACAGTTAATTCCGACATGATCATCTACAACCAACTGGCTCAAACTGCTTATTTAGAGCGTTTACAGGACAATTTGAATGTCTTTAATGAAGCTTCCAATGGTGCGATTATTTATCGTAATGAAATCATTCAAGGTGACTTCAATAAAAATGCATTCTACAAAGTTGGTGGTAGCATTAAACATCGCGATGTGAACTCCAATGCAAAAGTAACTCCGGAAAAAATCGGTGCTGGTGAGTCGGTAGGTGTAAAAATTCCATATAAATATGGTCCTTATGCATCTACTGAAGAGGCATTTAAACGCCGTGCTCGTACACCAGAAGAATTTGCTATGGTTGTTGGTTACGATCTTGCAGATGCATTGGTTGCAGGACGTTTAGAGTACAGCTTAGCTTCTTTAAAAGCTGCTATTTCTAGCAATCCCGACATGGTTGCGAAAGGGAGTATCGTTGTTGATGGCCGCAAAGCATTAACTCGTGGTATGCGAAAGTTTGGTGATAAGTTTGGCCGTATTGGTTTATGGGTGATGAACTCAGATACATATTTCGATATTGTCGATGATGCAATCACTAAGCAAATTTATGGTGAATCTGAAATCGTTATCTATGGAGGTTTACCCGGTACATTAGGTAAGCCAGTCTTGGTGACTGATGCTGTAGGGGATAACGATGCTTTTGGCTTGCAGTATGGCGCTGTTACTGTAACTGAATCACAAGTACCGGGCTTCCGAGCTTATGACATCAATGATGAAGAAAACTTAGCAATCGGTATGCGTGCTGAAGGTGCATTTAACTTAGATATTCTTGGTTATAGTTGGGATACATCGAAAGGTGAAAATCCTGACCTTACATTACTTGGTTCAAGTGCTAACTGGATCAAATATGCGACCAGCAACAAAATGACAGCAGGTACCTTACTTGATTTATCGGGTACAGCGACAACTGGTTAAAACCTAAAAATTAAAATCTAAGGGGGCTAATAAGCCCTCTTTTTTATTATTAAGAGAAAAGCGCCATGAAGATTATCTATACACGTATTGCAGCAGTGGCTGCATTAGAGACGGGCATTATTGCTAACCCTGACTATTATGAAAACCCAAATTTGAAAGCAAAAGAGGTAATTATTTACGGTAATTATCCAAAGATTCAAAAGGATTATGAATCTTTGGAAGTTCCAGTTGAAGTTCGTAAGTTGGAAGAGCCACAAAAAACGACTTTGGCCACAGTAAATGTCGCAGTGGGAATTACCCCTGAACTTCAAGCTGTGATGGATGATGCAAAAGCTGAATGCGAAAAGGTAGTTGAAGAAAACACTCAGCTTAAGCAGAAAATTGCCATCTTAGAGCAGGCCGGTGGTAACCAATCAGAGTTGTTATCTGAGAATTCACGCTTAAAAGATGCAGCAGTCTTAGCAGATAAAGCTCTCAAAGATGCTGAAGCTCAAGTTGTCGGTATTAAAGCTGAATTTGAAGCTTTTAAAAACGATATTCCTGCAATGCAAACACGTATTGCTGAATTAGAAGCTGGAAAAGCGGAAGAAAATCCAGCTACAGAAACGGCAGCTAATGATTTTGAAAATTGGTCAAATGATCAATTAAAAGAGTATTTGGCTAGTAAAAACATTGGCTACAAGCCATCTGCAACAAAAGCAGAACTCCTTAAATTAATCCCGAAGGAATAATGCAATGAGCTTTATTACTGTAGATGACGCAAATTCAATTTTGGGCAGCGATTTTGCACCAGACAGTGATAAAGCTCGTCTGGTTCAACTGGCAAATGTCTGGATGAAAAAACGGATTGGTTTTGTACCAGATCCAATTGATCCACTTCTTAAAGATGCTTCGTGTGAAATTATCAAAGGAATTCTGGCCAAGGAAATTTATAACGGCAAAGACCAGCAGCTGAAGCGCAAGAAAGTTAAAGCTGATTCTGTTGAATCTGAAAAAGAATACCAAGACGGATCTGAAGCAATTTCAAGCTTTGAACAGATAGCAATTGATTTTATTGATTCACTTGATTTGAAAGATCCAAATGCAAGTTTTAATGGCTTTGGCATACCACTTTATAGGGCATGATATGGGCTTACGTGACGAAATTCAGGCAGATATTGCCGAAGCATTTAATGAAGATCTAGCGGACGCCGTTCATACCTTTACATGTGAGCGGATTTCAAGAAAAGATTGGGATCCTAAAACTGAAACGTATGTCGAAGTTAAAGAAAACTATTCTGGTCGTGGCGTTCTGTTTGGCTCATACAGTCAATATGAGATCCAAACACTTGGAGTTCTGGCCACAGATAAGAAGGCTACCGTGCTTCAAAATGAAGTGTCCATGACACCTAAAATTGATGATGAATGGCTAACAGCTTTAGGCTCATTTCGAGTTATCCATATTCAACAAGATCCAGCCAGTACAATCTGGAAATGTCAGCTTCGAAAAGTGTAGGAGCTAAAATGGTTAATCTTGATTATGTTCCTGAATGGTATATCTCGCCTTTCCAACATGTGCAGTACACGCTTGCTCGAAATCAACTACACATGGATTTGTTATTTGAAGATATGGATAAAGCCGATCAATTTTTGGATATGGGAGCGGATGCACAGGTTAGTACTTTTTCAGATGGTGCTTATGCAATTGTCCAAATCGGTGATACTGCAGATAAAGATAAAATTCAAGTTTATGGATTGCTTTTACATGAAGCTGTTCATATCTGGCAAATAGTAAAACGGAGAATGGGTGAGCGTGAGCCTAGTGTGGAATTTGAAGCTTATTCAATTCAGGCAATCGCTCAAGACCTATTTGAAATGTTCGAAGCTAGTGAGGTAAATCATGGGATGGAAGGGGAAAAAGCCGACTAGTTTTAGTCTTGAAGTATCTAAAGCAGCAGAAGACCATGTAAAGAATATTGTCATGGATACCGTGCAATCCTTAGTTAATTTAAGTCCTGTTGATACTGGCGCATACCGTGCTTCACATATTGTTTCGGTTGGAGCCGCTGATTACGGTGTGCGTGAACCTGAAACAAACCCTATTAACGACGCAGCGATTCAGGCAATGAAGATTAAGTTAGGTAATTTGGTTTATATCCAGAACAATAAAGCTTATGGACCGCGCTTAGAAAACGGCTGGTCTGATCAAGCACCACAAGGTATTTATGGCCTCACGTTTAACTTTATTTCTCAAAAGTACGGTGGCTAAAATGGCAATGACTTTAGAGCAGACAAGGCAAGCTATTATTGAGCACATGCAAGCTTTCACAGGCATTGCTCAGGAAAGAATTCAGTATCCAAATGCACCCAGCTTTACGGTTCCAAAAGAAGGTATATGGTGCCGTTTGACTATTGCAGGCGGCCCGAGCTTTATTTCAGGCATTGCAGATAAGCCATGTACACGCCGTACCGGTAATATCATGATTCAATGCTTTGATCGACTTCATGTGGGAGAAAAAGCTTTAACGGTTCTTGGTGATGCTTTGCTGGCACATTTTGAATATTTCACAATCGAACACTTAGAATGTTTGAATGGACAATCTATTTATGCGGGTAAAGATGCTGATTTCATTCAGTATAATGTGAGCATTGGGTTTAAGGTGAATTGATATGTCATGTATGCTGACTTTAGAAGAAATCGAAATTAAACGGCAAGAGCTGGAACGACATCTTGAAGATGTTATGGCTGTTGAACTGAAGAAGTGGCAAAGCGAAAATAAGCTTTGTGTTTCCGATGTGAATATACGTTTGGCCAATGTGAATAGTCTTGGTGGAACTAAACATAATGTAGTTACTGGAGTAAGTGTTGATTTAGATTACAAACCTTAAATTACTTTAATTAAATGACCGCTAAGAAGCGGTTTTTTTATGCCTTATTCACTACCACCTCATCGGTGGTTTTTTTTATGTCTATAGGAATCACTTATGAGCAATTTTGTTTTTAAGCGTGGTGACACTTTCAACTTAAATCTGCAGCTAGTTGATATGGATGAAGCGCTGCAATATCCAGCCAATGATGTACGTCGAGCAATCAATTTAACGGGGTATACCTTTACTTCGCAAGTTAAAACTCTGGATGGAACCGCCGTTGCAACTTTCACTTGTACAGCTTTAAACCAGAGTACACAAAAGGGGTGGCTAAATGTTAAGTCCAGAGCAAGTACTGCAACGTGGCCATTGGGTTTGTGTCAGATGGATATTAAGGCCGTTGTTGGTGGTGTCGTTCAACATACTGAAACATTGGTATTCCAAGTGATTGATGGAGTAACAGCGTAATGGCAAATCTTTTATTTAGATTCAGTTGGGACCACCGACCTTTTGTATATAACTCTTCTCAAGGTAAGCGGCAATTTATGCTGCCTTTTGCTTCTGGCATTCCAAACCTCACTCCAGACTGGACTCAGGTAATTGGGCTGGGTCCAGCGGCAACAAGAGGTGTTGGAGTAGAAGGCGGTAATGTAGCAGCTTATGGTTCTTATGGTTTATCTAACTTAGGTTATGGTGGATCTCCAACTTCAGAAGCCGGAAATGATATTGATGCTGGTTATAAAGCAGGGGGACAAAAGACTCGTTTTAAGAATGCACCCACTAGTAGTTATACAAATCCCTATATAGCTGCTTATGCACCTTCTATCGTGGTTACTCGTGGAGAATTTACAGGTACGGAGTTATTTTTACCATATTACACCTCAACCCGTGCCAATAACATGGCAGTAATTGCATGGAGTTATAACCCATCTACTGAAAATCTCAGTAAAACCGAGCAAATCGTTTATACAAGTAAGAACAATGTTGTTTATACAACTGATAACAGCGCGACCAGCGGCAAGTTGGTTACTGTTGAGACTTCTGGCGAACTTCGCTCCAAGGGGTTTACTGTTGATTCGAACGGGGTTTACAAGGCAGCTTCACCGATTGCAAGACTATTTGCTGATTCACTTGAACTCAATGAAGATGCCTCAAAACAGCCGATTAACTTTGAAAAGTTAGGTACAGGTGACTACCTGATAAAAGGTTCTCTCGGATTTGCTAAAGAAGGCTGGTACATTGAAATGCCTAAAGATGCAAACGGTAATGTTCTTGTTGCTGTGTCTTATGAGCAGCATGAAGATGGGGATATTGCAGTAAAAACCTACAAGAAAAAATTTGATATCGAAACAGCCTCAATTATTCCTGATTTCGATAATCCTGTAGATATTCCAGAAACTCGCTGGATTGATATTCGATTGCATGAAGAACTCGAACCAGAGCCTGAAGAACCGTTGAGTGAAACACCATTGGAGTTCCAGCCTACTAACTTATCTCAGGCAGTAGCTGCAGCCATGATTGGTGTGGAACCGCCAGAAATCTCCGACACAGATGCAACATCTTAAAAACCCGCAAATTTAGCGGGTTTTTTTACGCCCATTTTTTATAACTTCCCGCTGATGAAGCGGGTTTTTTATGCCTAAATTTTGGAGAACCATAAATGAGTTCAGGCGCAAAAATTCGATTATATGCTTGTGAGGAAGCAGTTTTAGGAACTACTCCGGCAAATCCAGTCTGGTACACTGTTCGCCGTGTTACTGATAGTTTGACTGAAAACGTTACTACTGAAGATAGCAGTGAAGTAGTTGATTCACGTTTTCGCCAAGGTGCTGTTGTAACGGAAGCCGAAGTAACTGGTCAACTAGAGTTTGAATTATCACTAGGTACCTTTGACTTATTCTTAAATGTTCTCGCTTTCAATAACTGGGCTGCAAATGCTTTAAGTTTTGGTGGTGGAGTACGTAAGTCTCTTACCTTGGTAAAAGTCTTTAAAGATATTGGTCAAGTCTTTATTTATCGTGGTATTCAAGTGAATACAGGTGAAATGACGATCCAGACCACAGGCAAAATCACTGGTAACTTTGGTTTAGTAGGTAGCTCATTTACGCGACAGCAGGTTAATCCTGTTACAAATCCTATTCCAGCATCGACTCGCCCTCTGGTGAGTATGCCAAACGTTGAAAAGCTACTTATTAATGGTCAGTCAATTCAAGGGAAAGCTTGTCTGCAGACACTTACCATCAACTTTAGTAATAATTTAGAAGCGATCCGTTGTATCGGTTCAGGTAAGTACACGCCTGAGTTCTACTTAGAGAAAATGATGGATATTGGCGTAAATGCTAATTTCATGTTTTCAGCAACATCTGCCGCATGGATTGATGCCATTAAGACCCGTGATGTATTTACATTGACCTTTGATATTACAGACACAAAAGGCAGTAAGTACTCGTTTAATTTCCCGCAACTTGAAGTTAAGGAAGCTAATCACCCGGATGGCGGCGGTGATGACATCATTACAATAGATATCAATTTTGCCCAAGTGCGTACCAGTCCAACGATTGTACGTGCTCTTGTGTAATCAACTTATTCAGTAACAAAGCCTATGGAAACCCATGGGCTTTTTTATTTCTAAAAATTAGAGGTTGTTATGGCTTTAAAAGTCGGAATTATTAAAAGCTCGGACGTATCAAAATGGTGTGAATACAAGGGGGCTGATGGCGAGGTACAGGCAGAATTCAAAGTCCGTGGTATTGCCTATAAACCTTTTCAGGTAGCTATTGAACGAGCAGGAAACCAGATTTCATCCAAAGGCTATGATGTGATGGTCAAAGATGAAAATGCCAAGCTTTACCATGAACTTTTAATGGATGCATGTGCTGCCCATTTAATTGAAGACTGGAAGGGTGTGGTATTCGCCGAGATCGTAGACGGTAAAACTGTTGAGTCCGAAAAGCCATACACTCCTGAGAATGCCTCAAAGCTTCTTAATCTTGGTGATATTGGTATTTCAATCTGGTTATTCATTAAAGAACAGGCTCAGAAGATTCAGGAAGAAGCCGACAAGGACAAGGCTTTAATTCTGGGAAAGTCATCGAGCTCTACAAATACCAAAAAACGTATGCGTCGAAAACGCCGCACGAAATTGAACAAATCAAATTCTTAGGTGGCCACATTCCGGATCCACCAGAATATTCTTATGCGGCTGAATCCATTCTTTCGGCATTTAGCACTATATGCAGATCCAGACGATATGAGCAGGGTATCCCTTTATCTTTAGATCAGCAGGCAATCAATGTCTATGCAGAGCATAATGATTTGCCAGTGGCTGCTCATATTTTTAATGACTGTATTTTTGCGTTGGATAACTTGTTTTTGGAGGAGTGCCATAAGAAGGCGACGCAACGAGCGACGAAGACTTAAATGCTGACGTGCGATACTTAACTGTGAACAAGCGACGGGATGTAACGCGATTGATGTAACATAATACGGTCAAGTGGTTGACATTGACTAGGCGATTCTGTATTGACAGGAATGTCATTATCAAATATTCTATCAATGTAGTCGCAGCGCGGTATAAATACACCACGCCTAGATTGAGGTACGATAAACACTGCGATAATCGTAAACGTATTGTAAATACGTTGCCTCTAGGTGCCGCACCGAATTCTAGCCTCTAAGTTTCTTAGGGGCTTTTTAATGCTTGATAATAAAATATGCGAACATTTATATACTTGGATGAAAGTGGTGATTTAGGTTGGAATATGGAAAAGCCTTATCAAAAGGGTGGTTCCAGTCGAATGCTTACGTTAGCAGCAATCTGTTTGCCTGAGAATAAGGTTAAGTATGTTCAGCGTATTGTAAGAGCATTATATGAAAAAAGAAAAAGACCTTTAAAAAATGAATTAAAATCAGTTGATTTGAATCTAAAAGATAAAGAAATATTCGTCAAATTGACTGCGAAACTTATCAAAGACCATCCAGATATACAACTTCGCTCAATTACAGCAAATAAAGAATTTGTTAATGCAAGATTCAAGAACGACCCAAATGCTTTCTATAATTATATGGTGAAACTTTTACTTCTTGGGACTATCTGCAAGCATAAATATGTAGATTTTATGCCTGACAGAAGAAGTGAGCGGGTTTCGTTGAAATGGAATATGGGTGAGTATTTAAAACAGATGGTTTTAGAGTGTAGCATTGAAAACCAAATTGTTAACCAGTCATGCAATATTATGCCAATGGATAGCTCAAAGTGCCTTGAGCTACAATTTATAGACTTCTATGCAGGTTTAGTCTGGTCGGCATATGAATTTAAAGACATGACTGCAAGAAAATTCATGGCAGAAAACCGAAATACCAACCATAAGCTTTTCTTTCCAAAAGAAGACAAAGTGGATAACATTGTTGATGAAGCTGTCTAAACCACCAGAAGATGGTTTTTTATTGCGCCATTATTAACCACTTGTTAAATTACCCTCAAATATGAGGGTGTTTTTATGTAGAGAAAAGCCCCGAAGGGCTTTTTTGTTAGAAGACTACCAACCACCAGAAATTCGCAAAGCACCAGCTAGCATTCCCGATTCCATCAATGGATGAAACCAACGGTCGCTATAATGTTGATTGCCTGTTGTGTAGCTTATGGTTTTTAAATCATCACTAATGATTTTTCTATTAAGTGGCCCTCTTAAATCCATTGCCCGAGTAAGTTTTAGAACTGCAATATTAGTTTTAAAAGCATATTCAGCTAAGTAGTGTCCTTGCTCGTTGTTAAGCATATGTACTGCTCGATAGATTCGACTAGTCGCAAAGTTTTGGGAAATAATTGCATCAATTAGGTTCTTGAGCAGCTTAAATTGATCTTCATCAAATAAAGAACCTTGTTTTTCAGCCTTGCTGTACATAGCAATTAAGTGGTGAACATACTCCACAGCCACAGGTATTACATCGTATGGAATTTCATCAATATGCTGAACATTGAAACGCTGATGAACTAATTTATAAGCATCGCTGTAATTCAAATGCTTAGTTTTAGCTACAAGAAGATTTACAGCATTGGTTAGGGGTTCACGTTCTGATTTGTGGGTTTTGGCTAAAATCTCTTTACGGACAAAATAGCAATCCTCAAGTTGCTCGAAAACTTCCCATGCTTGGTCTGTGTCTAACATCTTGGCATGACGTGCAGCACCGCGTTCTGTCCATAAGATAAGGGATCGAGTTTTATTTGAAATTGCAGGGAAATTTGCAAGTGACTTTAAGTCACCTACAAATTTTTTCAATTCTTCACCAATAATTTTGAAGAAGTGTTTACCTTCTACAAACCGCTCTTTATTTCGAGAATAGTTTTGTTTGATGTTGTCTGTATCGGTTCCATAGAAATCAGCAAGCATTGCTGTAGTAACAACTGGAACAGATTTGAAGTTAACAATTGATATTTTGGTATCGTTGATTTGTGCTATATTAGACATGTCTTAAATCTCCATTGGTTTAGACATAAACCCCTTGCCTGATTTCGACGTCTGCAAGGGGTTTTCTTTTTCATGGCTTTTAGCCTTGATGAAGTCATCTTATTTAATATCTTTTATTGTGTCAATTCTTTTTGTTGTGCTAACACAAAAAATAGTAATTATCTTTTATTGTGCTACAATATTCTAAAATTTAACTTGTGGTGCAGCAATGGAAGTAAAGAATAATGTTGCTTGTTTGCGTGAAAAAGCAGGCTTAACGGTTTATGAGCTATCAAAGCGGTGTGGTTTTGTTAGTGGTAGCAGAGTTCTATCAAACTATGTGACAAGAGCCGAGCAGGGACATTCTGTCAAGATCGATACAGCCTTACTTATATATAAAGAACTCAAAAAAGTAGGTGTATGTAAAAATTTTGAGGATGTATTTTGGCTTGACCACATGGACTAGTAGAGAATCTTCCTTTTTAAGTTCTTGATGACATTATTTTGTCCATTTGTTAAATTGTGTGAGATTAATAACAAATGGATTACATTATGAAAAAGATTTTATTAGCGGGATTTCTTGGATTGGGCTTAGCGGGGTGTGCGACAACTCCCCAACAACCCTCAGAGCCTGTAAAATTTGAAAAGGTTTATCAAATTGATGGATTAAACCAAGCACAGATTTATGATGGCGCTAGACAATGGTTCGCTGTAGCTTTTGCTTCTGCTAACGCAGTAATTCAATATGAAGATAAGGCATCAGGCACTATCATTGGAAAGGGCAATATGCGATATCCTTGTTCGGGCATGGAGTGCTTGGCAATGACAGGAAACGAACGTGTTGATTTTACTGTAAGAGTGGACACTAAGGATGGGAAAATGCGCGTGGGTTATGATGGTTTAACCTATAGCGCTCCATCGCACATGAGTGCTGGAATAATGATGCCTGCACAAAATTACCCTATAACTGAAAGTAGGAAGTCCACACCACTGATTATTAGTAAGATTAATACTCTATCGGATGATATGGCTGAAAAGATTAAAACTCAGCAGAAAGTAAATTCGAATTGGTAATTAAAGAAGAGATACAGCATGAGCACACCACAATATCAAACAATGAAAGAAAGTGAAGTTTGCAATGCCATCGGATGGGGGTTAATTGTTCTAGGTATTATATCTGGATTTATTTTTATACTTGTGTTTGGCCGAGTTGAAGTTCCAAGAACTTATTATGGCACCGAGACCGTATGGTCAGGAATCATGGTTATTACAGGTATCGGGATAATCTTAAATGGATTCTTAGTGGGCTATCTGTTCCAAAAGGTTGCCAGCATATTGAGATATCACGAGAACAAGAGCGCATCTTAAGCAAAAACACTAACCCAAAAATCAACCTTAACAACCCACTCATTGAGTGGGCTTTTTATTGCCTAGAGGAAAGTAAGATGGCACAAGAATCACGTCTCGTCATTGTAATTGATGCAAAAAATGCAGAACGAAATGCGCGCAATCTAGGCAATGAACTGGATAGTATTGAGCGTAAAGGTGAGTTTGCATCTAAGTCTATGGACAACTTATCTGTAGCTACGCGAGCACTAGCTGGGTATATGGCTGGGCTAGTAACAGTAAGTTCTGCCATTTCAAAGATGGATACATATACTGGACTACAAAACCGCCTTAAGTTGGTCACTAATAATCAAGTTGAACTAAATAAAGCTACGGAAGACACTTTCCGAATTGCTCAAAAAACCTATTCAGCATGGGATTCTGTTCTACAGGTCTACCAGCGTTTTAGTGATAATGCCAAAACTTTAAACCTCACAATGGATGACACAGCACGTTTAACTGAAACAGTTTCTAAAGCTGTAGCAATTAGTGGTGCAAGTGCAGAAGCTGCTGATGCAGCTTTAGTTCAATTCGGACAAGCGTTAGCAAGCGGCACATTACGTGGTGAAGAGCTTAATTCTGTAATGGAGCAAACACCAGCTTTAGCAAAAGCTATTGCTAAAGGTATGGGTATTACTGTAGGTGAATTACGTTCAGTAGCTGCTGAAGGAAAAATCACTTCACAGGAAATCGTTAAAGCACTTAAAAATGTCCAAGATGAAGTTGATGCTCTTTTTGCTAAAACTGATATAACAATCGGGCAGTCTCTCACACTCCTAAACAA